ATTCATACTGTGAATATATCATATTTTGCTAATGAATACAGTTAGACGAATTCCTGTGGTACGCGGTAATACATGATTGTTAGCAGTATGCTTGCATCTGTAGTTGTTGCGTTAATCCATAAGCCTTCCGGAACTAGCAGATTTAGCCCAATGTATGACTGATTAGACGAGCCGGTAAGCTGAGGCGCTACAATGCCCTTAATCACCGTTGTTGAGTCAATGCCGTCAGACTCATATATTCTCACATCAGCAGGCGTTGTATTGCTTACCGACTTATCAGCACTAACTATAATGTCAGTTATTACGATTGATTCACCAGCATTAGGTTCAGCAAAATTATATACCTGCCCGGGCGTGGTCATTTCGACAAGCACAGGCTCGCTATAAGCAAGTGGTGCAGTCACTAATTGTCCATACTTAGTGACTTTTACCCTTGTTTCGTTGCCTTCGCCTACAATGCTAGTATTTTGGCTCATTGCGCTATGATTCCCACGCCGACCGTAAATTTAACCGCACCAGTTCCAGCGACTCGAGAGAATGCAATAGCCTTGCCTTGTGGAATAATTACAGTCGATGAGATATCGTAGTCACAGCGCGTATCTGCAATAGCACATTCTTCAAATACTATGATTCCATTGCTCGTAATACCTGTGATATTCGAGTCTCTATTTGATATTACTGGAAGTGCTACAGAGCTACCAAGATTTAGATTAGTAGGAATAATAGCCGTTTCACTAACATAAACAGGTTCGCCACTTACCGAGTGCAATTGTATTTCTGTCGGTACGCTAGATGATGCTGAAAATGTAGACAACCCAAGGTCATTAGTTCCGATATTCTTCAGGTAGAAAAAGAAGTCGTTTGCACCTGCCGCCGTTTCCGTTCCTGTAATCGTAAATACTAAGCCTGAAAGATTTAATGCTTCTGCTAGGTTTTGAGTTACTGCGTTGACTTGTAATTGGCCTGAGTCGCTAACCTTTGCAATGTGGCCATTAGGCCCTTTAATATTCATGATTACTTCTCCAGGTCTCTAAACACTAAGATATTTAGCTTGATGTTTAAGCTAGTATTTCCAGTCGGCGGCGTTACTGCGTACGCAAACGAGGTCGAAGGTGGAAGAACAACAGGGCCGCCGATAAATGTAGTAGTCATCTGGTCGCTAATAACGATAGATGGAAACAAGCTTGATCCGCCTGTAGCGGTCGCACCTTGAACGCCTGATTTAACGGTGCTTGCAAGTATTTGCGGCGCTCCTACTTTTAGATTGATCGCCGCGCCATCATCCCCGCTCAACAAACTACCTCCCGATGGATTCACCACGGTGCGAGATGAAAACTCTAGACCTTCGCCACCCGTAGATTTTCCGAACGTAGCCCTAATATCTTCTAATATCCAAGGTACTGAGTCATCATTACGGAGATAAAAAACAAACGATTCAGCATCATCTGTTAAATTAACAATAGGATGAGTAACTAGAAACGCTTGTTCATTTCTTGCACTTGATACTTCTTGCGTCTGAGTTACAGCAAAGGTTTTTAACCTGTTGTCATCATCCACATCAGCAGTGTTGCCGTCCTTACCTGACTTAATTACGCCACTCATAGTAAATCATCCGTTTTAATTGTTGTTTCGTGAACGCTCTCAAAACGGGCATTCAACAAGGTTATTTGTTCGTTCATATTACACAGATTAATAGACATGTCAGTTAGCGCCTTTAATAGCATCTTTTCAACATCAGTAAGATTAGTTAAAGATACTTTTAAAGCCCTATCACCTACCTTATCGCTGGACATTAAATCACTAGGGCCAAAGTCCTGAATATTATACGACGCGTCACTCATCTATGAAGCCTCTTCTTCTGATCTATTCAACGCCAAGCATTCTCTAGCCTCACTAGTCGATAGCTCAAGCAAGTGATGATTACAAGTCGTCACGTATCGAATAATCCAGCCAGTAACGCCTTTATACGTTACTGGTTCGCCAATGTGATTAGCTCGCAATAGGCATTCTTCTGTCACGATTGAGTGTGTTTTAGGTTCTGGTATTTCTACCTGATCATCTATCATGCTACGTTTAGAACCTCTCGGGCTGATACATTGTCGTGAAGTACTCGCCAAGTTAGGTTGGTGGGGAGGCCGTCACATCTTAACCATATTTTAGAACTTGTTGCAGTGGCTACAAACTCACCTGAGGAGATTCCAGAAGTTCCTGACAGTACTCCAGACATAGTTACAGAAGGATCTCTCTTTTGTATGTGAGGAGAGCCTGCGCCCCACTCAGTTGCGTCGATAAAGCCAGACAGTCGTATTGTCGAGCCTATTGTAGTAGGTATCAGTTGTTCAGCACCTCTGGCACTGTTTACCATGTTCACAGGAGTCACTACACAATAGCCATCTTCCCCGTGTATAGCTCCATCAGGATCAAACGAAACCCAGTTGTCGACACCGTTATCAAACCCACCGTTAGCAACCAACTCCTGACCCAACCACTCACCAGTACTCTGTTGAGTGTATACCTGCCAGTCGTCAACACTGGGATTAACTACTGCCGCGTCATTCGATCCGATAGTGTCGGGAATATCATTAGAATTGCTTTTAATATCGTAGCCGTGAATCTGTACGCCGCCAAAGTAATATTTAACATTGGCCATGATTCCAGTGAAGTAATTAGCGCCGTTTCTGCATAGCTCTGAAATAGTGCCAGAGTAAGCAAAGTCAATTGTCTGCAATACGTTATTAGTTACAGCAGGCGCGCCAGTTGGCAGACCAGACCCACCAGATACAGGCTTTACGTCCATAACGATTCTATCAACAGTTACCGTTGAATGTGAATAGTAATCTGTAGTACCTTCGTTGTGGCGAAAATAGCGCTCCTCCGCCTGAGGCTCAAAGGGGTTTTTACGCCTCTTTCGATCCTGTTGCTTTTTGTACATCTGGAACGCTAGGCTTTCTGGACTTGCGTACTTTGGGCTGCTCAGTGATATTGTCATTTTTTACAGCCTCTTTGCGCTTGCTATTGATTCGTTGAATATCTGCAAATGATACAGGTTGGCCTATTTCTAAGCCGTCTTTATTTAAGTTTGACATTTTTGATTCCTTTTCTTCCGTTGATTATATTACTTTCTTGGTATAAATCCAAGCGCCTGCTCTTCAGTCCATCCTCGCCTAATTCTCATGGCGATAGTTTCTCGCTTTATCCCTGTAACTTCAGACCACTCAACCTGAGTTTTAGTCTCTCCATTTGCAGATATAAGCTTGTTATTGCGCTTATTTCTAGCGTTGTCGCTTCTTGTTACCCAGCCGCAATTACCTTTATTATAATTGCCATTATTATCAGACCTATCTATCTGATAATCTTTTGAAGGAGGCAATCCCATATCTATCAGGAATAACTCGTAACTATTCATCCACTCATTAGATACGGATATACCCCTGCCACCGTAATCACTAAATCTTTTGTCGTTCTCGTTGTAGCATCTGCGCTTCATTGCTTGCCATGTGTAATAGCATTTTTTCTCTAAGTCATTTCTTCCTTTTGCACCCTCGGAATGGCCATGAACCCTCTTGCTCTTAGACTTCTTCTGGCTCGAACACTCTTTGCATATTTTTGTATTTCCTGTCGGAAGATTACAGAACTCTGAAACGCGAACATTTCCACAGTCGCAAACGCACTCAACCATTCTAGCCATTCTACTGGCCTTTTTCTCCCTAAATACCCGAGTGATAGTCAGGCTGCTGAACTTCATCCCTATTAAATCATTGTCATAGTAACGCATAAAAAAATACCCTAAGAGTTAAACTGTTAGGGTATTCTATACTACATGTTACATAGAGTCTACCCTATGATCAATTTGTAATTAAATATGCAAGAGGCACGTTCTTACGATCAACAACACGATCCCAAGATGCAGCTAAACGAAGCTCTGCAAGTGTGAACGAATCAGCAGAAGGTGTACCAGTAGACTGGAAGCCAGCAGGGTGCACGATCTGAGTCTTACGAGTCCATAAGGTTTCAACGCCGCCGCCATTACCTTGTGACGCTTTGCGTTCAACTTCAACTGGTACGTTCGGAGTGCCTTCACCCCAACCGAACGCGCCTTCGCCAAATAACACAGTGGTATATTTGAAGCCATCAGTTCCACCAGGTGTAACAGTCATACCATCATCAACAATAACGCGCTTACCCATAAAGGTTGGGATAGTCATGCGACCTTGTGAGTCAGGGATAAAATCAATGTCGTCACCGTCTACCATCTGCTTATATACGGCAGAGTGAACAGCAATTGCACCAGTGTTTTCGAACGCATCACCAAGAGTGAATGCAGCAGCAGTAAAGTTACCACGGCTAAACTTGGTAGAAGCTGTTTGGCCAGCGATTGTTTCAGACGCTACGTCATGAACCATATCGCCAGCATCGTTTGCTACGTTGTCAGCTAGAACACCATCAGCAGAAGCGATTAAACGGCGCTGCCATTGGCGTGTCCAGTAAGCATCAGAACGGTTACGCATGTGCTGCATTGCGTTCGGCCCCATTGCTAGTTCAGACGCTAAGTCAGAAGCAGACCAGCCTTTGTTCAGCATAGCCTTGCGAGTGATTTGCTCGCCTTGAGTAATCTTCTCAGCAGTACCGATAGTTGCTGGATTATCACTTGAGATGTTCGCTTCGCTGGTTGGGTCGATGTCATTCCAAAAAGGAAGCTCAGCAGTCTTACCGGCTGCACTCGCTAGCGCATCAAAAAGAGGCGTACGACGAACGATGCCTGATTGATAGAACGCTGTCATTTCTGGATCATTTACAGGGGCTAAATCCTGAAA